TGTCTATATATTGTGTATTGCCGAATGATTTCAAAAACTTACGGGACAATTCATCATGAATTTTAAAATGATGAACCATTAAAAAACAAAGTGCCATTAGTAACATATTAATATCATTACCTATATTATTTTTTATTATTTTTTTTATATTTTGCTATTGCATAATTAAACATTATAGTGTATAATATATATATGAATAATATAGAAGATACTCCTCTAAACTCTTTTATTAATCTAAGAGAGCTACTCTCCTACAAAGTTAATAGAGAAGCAAAGACAGACTTTCTAACTTTTGTACGCTTCATGGCACCTTTTCTGGTATCTGATTTCAGAATGGGAAAGCATATAGAGATAATCTCCAATAAATTAAAAGAACTAGAAGAAGGAACTATTAAGAGGTTGATGGTCTTTCTTCCACCCAGGTCTTCCAAGTCCGTGATATGCTCTAAACTCTTTCCTGCATGGTATATAGGGAGAAATCCAGAACATGAAATTCTTACTGTTTCTCATAGTGATCAATTGTCTTCTGACTTTGGGCGTTCTGTCAGGGATATTGTAAATACTGAAGAATTCCAGAAGATATTCACAGGAGTCCAGTTAAGAAGTGATGTCAGGGCTGCTGGTAAATGGAAGACCAATCAAAATGGTACTTACTATGCAGCAGGTGTTAGGTCTCAAATAGCAGGTCGTGGAGCGCATGTGGCAATCCTTGATGATGTAATGTCGGAAGAGGACTCCTATTCAGATGCAGGTAGAAGACATGTCAAGGAATGGTATCCAGCAGGTCTTAGAACCCGCATTATGCCTAATGGATCTATTGTGATTATCAATACCAGATATCATTATGATGATCTATGCGGATGGCTACTCAAACAGCAAGAGAACATGTCGGAGTATGAAACAACTCCTTGGGAGGTAATCAAGATACCGGCATGGCTTGATGAGGATGCAGCGGAATTACTTGATCTGCCAGTAGGATCAAGTTACTTTCCAGAGTGGAAACCAGAGAGTGTACTAAAAACAGATGAGAATGAAATTAAAGCTAGTAATGGCAGTCGGTACTGGAACGCCCTCTACATGCAAGACCCTACTCCAGAAGAAGGAGGATTAATAAAAAAGAGATGGTTAAAGTACTGGGAAGATCCTGATCCTCCTGAATGTGATTTTGTTATTCAAACCTTTGATACGGCTTTCTCTACCAGGACTACAGCAGACTTTAGTGTTATTCAGACATGGGGTATCTTCCATCTCTACGATCAAGATGAGAAGGGACATGAGAGTTATGCATCGCATTTAATTCTCCTGGGTAACGTCAAAGGTAGGTTTGAGTACCCAGAATTAAGAAAGATAGCACAGAAGCTTTATAATGAACACAAGCCTGATGTATGTATGATAGAAAAGAAAGCCAGTGGTCAGTCTCTCATACAGGATATGCGTAGGGCTGGTCTGCCGGTAATGGAATATAATCCAGACAGGGATAAGGTATCCAGAGTTTATGCAGCTTCACCTATCCTAGAAGCAGGTAGGTTGTGGATACCCAGAGGTAAGAAGTGGTCTGATGATCTCATAGAAGAACTAATAAGATTCCCCAATGCGGCTCATGATGATCAGGTAGATGCCCTGACAATGGCGGTACACTATATGAAAGAGTCCTGGCACCTTACCCATCCTGATGATCCTGAGTTTGAAGATGAGCCCAGGTCAGAAAAAAGTACATACTGGACTTTCTGATTTGCCAGATCTATGATTATGTGGTATAATATAATAGGTGAAAAGTCTTTTAGAGAGTTCGTAAGAACTTACTCACCGGGGAGATAAATTAAATGACACCAACCTCACGCCGCAGACGGCCTGATGAAACGACAGAAGAATATTCTGCTGCTATGCAAAAGTTTAAAGAGCTAGAGCAAAGGTTTTATGGTGGTGGTGATCCAAGATCTTCTTCTTCTTCTGGTGGTTTTTTGAGCAATTTATTTCAAAATCGTGACCAAGGTGGTAGTGGTTTGCAAGGTCTTTTTGGTCCTGCCACATATCCTAGATATTATGATGAGGATCATGAAAGAAAATGGAGAGAGCATTTTGGAACGGGACAAGAACGAACTAATCTAGATGCCCCTCAAACAGGTCTGTCTGCTGCACAAATTAATTTAAAGCCGGGTCCAAGAAATATCACAGGAAGACAAAATATTTCTAATTTAAGAACAAATAATCCAGCAGAAGTTGCTGGTCTTGGGAATGTTGTTAGTGATCCAGATGGAAGTATGTATGGTACTGATTCTTCTCCTGCCCTTGCTGATTATATGGCTCCTCAAGAAGATGTAGCTATTACTAAAGAAGAAGTAGTAGATATTATAGAAAATCAGAATATGTCTAATCCAAAACCTGGAAAGGGTGGTTGGTTAGGAGATAGAATGATTGTAGATGATTTTCGGCCAAAGTATTCTCAAGAATCAGGAAAACTAAATGAAAACATCTCTGGTAATATCTATGCCAAGCATGGTGGCTCTGTATTTAGAAATGCCTATGATCAGGCTTCTAATATAATGTACAGAGCCAAAGGTGGTGGTCTGGAAGGACTAAAGGAATCTATTGATATAAATGGACAGCCTCATAATCTTGCCTATATTAATCCTACCGAAGCTAATCTCCTTAAAGTTCTGGGAGGTTCTGGTCAGAAAGTAAATGGTGTTCCTGCTTATGACAGCTATGGTTGGAATGGTGATTGGAGTTGGAATGGTAATGGTAATGACAATAGTAATGGGGAGAACGGCGAGACCGGCATCGAAGGCGTTGATTGGGCTGATGTTCCCGGTAATATTTCTGCCACCCCCGGTGGCGGTGGTCCTGCAACTGGCGGCGGTGCGGGTGAGGAGGGAGCAGGTGGTGGCACACCGGAGGGCGTTAATCTAGGTGATATTCCCGGTTTCGAAGCCTATGGCGTCCCCGGCTCATATCCAGCTGGGCCTGGAGGGCCTGATTACGGCATCAACGGGGGTATGTGGGAGATTTATAATAAAGGTTTGACAAAGGAGCAATGGAACTTTTTTGATATGGTAGAAGGGAGACATCCAGGGAAGAAAGCGTATGCATTGGATGCTGTAATAAGTGGTAAAATAACTGAAGATATGACTCAAGCTCAGATTGAGGACGCATTATCTGACGAACAGTCAAATTGGACTGCCGCTGAATTTATGTACGGAAATACTGATATGTCAGATGAACAAAAATATAATTATGCAACAAAATACGGTCAAGGATATAAGGAGGGTGGTGAAGAAGGCGCTCTCTATGCACTAAAACTAGGTATAACATTTGAACAGAATAAGGATATACAAAATAAAGCTAAAGAGGACGGGAAGAAAGGAAGGGACGTTTCTATCGCTAACCTGACGAAAGCTCATGCAAAGATAGACTGGGCATTTGCTGGAGAACCTGAACTTGATATGTTTGGAAAGATTAAACAAACAACTGAAGTCTGGGATCTAGATGCTTATCTAGAGGATAATGAAGACCTTACAGAACAAGCAGAATTCGAAGCTGTATTAGGTTCATTTAGAGCTTCATTTCAAGAGGCTGGTATGAATGTCACTGTTGACTCTTTTAAGTTCAGCCGTGATGAAGGTATTCTTGGGATTGGGCCGGGAGTATTGGACTTTGCCTGGGGTCTTATGCAAGGCAAGGCTTTTAATATGGATGACTTTACAAGATCTTTAACTCATTCGCTAATAAGTCAGGCAGGGTTCGGTATGCTTGATGCGGTAGCGGCAGCAGCGCATTATGTTGGAGGTATGATAGGAGAAGCAGTTATTGGTATTGCTACTTTTCATGACACAGGTTTAATGATGAATATTCATGAATCTGGAGAGATGACGTTTCAATCTCCTGAAGACGATCCTAATTATGATCCTGCTGCCGCCCAAGAAGGAGAAGGACGCCCGCCCCGGCATGGTGGTATCGATCTTTACGAGCTTTCCGAACTGGGATCTAATTTGAAAGCCATATTAGAAGAAGGGGAAAAGGATAAAGAAGATGAAGAAGAAAAAAAAGAGACAAGATCAATAGCAGAGTTAGTTCCAAAAAAGGGTTCTTCAGCAAAAGGAACAGATTCTCTTTTAGCTCTTTATCGATCTATTTATGGACCAGATGCAAATCCGTCCAATGTAAGTACCTAATATAACAGGAATTAGAAATGGCAACTGAAAGAAATCCATACGACAAGATACCAGAAGAATTAGCTAATGTAGTTCCTATGGTTCCCGAAACAGATATAGACGCTACCTTTGAAGTTGATACTGATGGTGGTCTAATTGTAGATCTTTCGGAACAAACAGATGTTCTCATGGAACCTTCAGAAGAAATCGCTGAATGGTATGGTGATCTCTGTGAAACTCTGGAAGAACAGGATCTTTTTGATATTGCTCTGGATGTAATAGAAAACTATCAGGCTGATAAGAATTCCAGAGGTGAGTGGGAGTCTATGTTTGAACGAGGATTTGATTTACTAGGACTCAAACTTGAGCCAGGATCAGAACCTTTTGAGGGTGCTTGTACAGCAGTCCATCCTCTTCTCATTGAATCGGCTGTTAAGTTCCAGTCCAAGGCATCGCAAGAACTGTTCCCTTCTGCCGGTCCCGTAAAAGCTAACATCCTGGGTAAGATAACTCCTGAAAAAGAACTCCAGGCTAACCGTGTTCAGAACTTCATGAACTATCAGGTTACCGAACAGATGCCGGAATACTTTGATGAGTTTGAAAGAATGCTGTTCCATCTTCCCCTGATTGGATCAGCCTTTAAAAAGGTATACTATAACTCCACACTTAAAAGGCCAATGTCGGAGTTTATTCCTATTGATCAGTTTTATATATCTTACTATGCAACTGATCTAAGAAATGCAGATAGATATACACATGTTATTTATCGTAGTCCTGTTGAATTACAGAAAGATATTCAGGCAGGTGTCTATAAAGACATTACACTTCCTGAACCTAATCAAGCAAATATTACTGCCTTTACGGAGAAGATGGATACAATTCTAGGACTGTCACCTTCCTCCGATAAAGATCCTCAATACGTTCTTCTTGAACAACACTGTTATCTTGATATTGAAGGTAAAGATCAGTCTCTTCCCTATATTGTAACAGTAGAAGAACAAAGTAGAAGTGTTCTAAGTATTCGTAGAAACTATGAACAAAACGATCCGAACATGGAAAAAAGAAGTCACTTTGTCCATTATCGTTTTGTACCTGGATTTGGTTTCTATGGACTTGGCTTAATACATTTCTTGGGAAATCTGACCATGAGTGCAACAGCAGCAATGAGATCTCTTATTGATGCTGGTCAGTTTGCCAATCTTCCTGGTGGATTTAAAGCCAAGGGGCTTAGAATGGTAGGTGATAATGAACCTATCTCTCCCGGCGAGTTCAAGGAGGTTGAGGCAACTGGTATGGATTTGTCAAAGGCTATTATACCTCTCCCCTATAAAGAGCCTTCCTCTACTCTATTCCAGATGCTAAATTTCGTAGCTGCTGCTGGTCAGCGGTTTGCGGACAGCACAGAGCAGGTTATCTCTGATGCTGCCTCCTATGGACCTGTAGGAACGACTATGGCTCTCCTAGAAGCCAGTAGTAAGTTCTTCACGGCAATTCATAAGCGGGTACATAAATCACAGAAAGATGAATTCAGGATTCTTGCCAAGATTAATTATGATTATCTTCCCAATGAATATCCTTATGATGTTCCCTTTGAAGATAGAAGTATATTTAAAAAGGACTTTGATGGTCGTATAGATATAGTCCCTGTTTCAGATCCTAACATTCCCAGTAATGCCCATCGAATGATGATGGCTAATATGGCATTGCAGATGGCGCAGCAATCACCGCCAGGAATGTTTAATATGGAAGCCCTGAATCGTACTATTCTTCATGCAGCCAATATGCCAAACTTGGAAGAAATCCTTCCTCCCAAGGTAGAACCAAAACCTCTTGATCCGGTCTCTGATATCATGGCGGCAACAAAGGGAATTCCCATTGCAGCCTTTCCAGGCCAGAACCATGATGCACATATTCAGGTAAAGATGGCCTATCTTCAAGATCCAGCCAATGGGGCTAATCCCATCATGCAGAGGATACAGCCACTTATACAGGCTAACATTCAAGAGCATTCCGTTCTGAAGTATCAAGAACAGATGAATGGTATGACCGAACAGCTTATGAGTCAGGTGCCGCCCGAACAAGCTCAAGATCCTGCTGCCATAGAAATGATAATGGGACAAGCTGCCCAACAGGTTATAAATGCTAATATGGCAATGGGTCAGGCTCAGTCTCCAGAACAACAGCTTGTTTCTCTAGAACAGGCCAAGGTAGAACTTCAGAAACAGAAATTACAATCAGATACTATGGTTCAGGCGGCAGAAATGGAATTGAAGAACAAGCAGCTTGAACTGGATGAGAATGAACAGATTATTGATATTCTAAAAACAAATGCTATAGATAACTTCAAGCAAGAGAAATCTGAAAAAGATAGGGAGTCCAAGAAAGAACTCAAGGCAATGGAGTTAATGACAGATATTGAACTTTCGGATAAGAAACTAGATGTTGAACGAGAAAGAATTTTAAAAGACCTGATAGAAAAGATGCAGAAGAATGATACTAATCTTGATACAAAGGGTTTAGATGCCCTAGTCAAAATGGCTATAGAACAAACAAAGAAGGAGACTAAAGATGGAACAGACAATAAAAATTCCACAGATGAAGAAAGGTAAAGGTTATATTACCGCTGAAAAGACACGCTCTGAAAAGCCAGTAACTTATGGTGATCCTTTTAAGAGTGATTGTATTGGAAATTGGGAAATGAAAGTTGATCTTAATGAATGGGATTATGGTGAGTTTAAATTTCCAAATCCTGTAAAGGGTAAAAAGATTTAACCAATGGAAATTTGGGATGAAGTTATTATTGAAATAACTACTGAAATGGATAAATTAAGATTAATGTTAGGAAATGGTAATGCAGAAGATTATTCTCATTACCGGCAGTTAGTAGGATCAATACAAGGCTTAGAATGGGCTAGAACAAATCTTACTGATATTATTAAAAAACGAACATATGCAGATGATGAGGAATAAAATGCAACAAGTAGAAATGGGTAATGCCATTAAAAATGATTCATGGATTACTGATCCAGAAGAAATAGAAGATCCAGAAACTCTTCCTGATATTCCAGGTTTTCATGTTTTAGTACGACCTGTATCAGTTAAGAGTAAAACTAAAGGCGGTATTTTGCTTCCAGATTCAACCAGAGAAGATATGGCCTATCTAACAACTGTTGGAAAAGTTTTGGCTCTGGGTGATCTGGCATATTTTGACAAAGATAAGTTTCCTGCTGGTGCTTGGTGTGCTGTAGGAGATCATGTATGTTATGGTAAACATGCTGGTACTAAATTATTCTATAAAGGTATAAGACTTATCTTACTTTTTGATGATCAGATTACCATGAAAGTGGGAGATCCTAAAGATCTTGACCCCACTTTTAATCTTGGAATGGGATCTAATTAAAAAATATTTGTGAAATGAATATTTTTATGGTATAATATACTATACGTTAAATCGTTTGTTTCGTAAACAACGGAGGGAATAATGACTGAAAAAGAAGAGTGGAACAAAATAGAAGTTCCGAATGAAGAGAAAGAAATTGAAATAGAAATCGAAGAAGAGGAGGTAGAAACAAAACCTCCTATAGCAGAAGAGATAGAGGTTAAACAAGAAGCAGAGCCTCTAAAAGAAGAGAAGACACCTGAACTAGAAGGTATTGAAACAAAGGGTGCTGAAAAAAGAATAAGGCAACTTATTCGACAGAGAAAAGAACGTGACGAACATATTTCTACTCTCATTCAAAAAAATGAAGAGTTATCTCAAACTCTCAGAACGAAAGATAGGGAAGTATTAGACTTTAGTAAACTAACTTTAGATGCTTCTGAAAAACAATTGACTGATAAAATTGAGCTTGCCAGAACTGTTTATATGGAAGCTTTCGAAGAAGGAGAAAAAGAAAAACTATTAAAGGCGCAAGAGATGTTGAACGAAGCCCAAGCTGATTTAAAAGCTGTGTCTTCTGCAAAGCAACAGTATGAAGAAGTACCAGAGCCAGTTCAACAGCCAGAAGCTCCTCAATATACTCCTCCTCAACAAACAACTAATCCTATGGCAGAAGCATGGGCGGCTCAAAATAGCTGGTTTGGACAAGACAATATAAAGACGGCTGCTGCCCTGGCAATTGATGCTGAACTAAAAGGAGAAGGTTATAATCCTGGTGAGGAAGAGTTTTATCAGGAAATTGATAATAGAATAAATAAGGCTTTTAATATGGAAAGCCAAGACCGTGTGCAGGAAAGCTCGTCAATACCTGCTCAAGTAGTATCTGGGAGATCACGTTTATCCCAATCCAATTCTAATAAAGTTAAGTTATCAAAAGAAGATGTTAGACTTGCACAGAAATGGAATATACCGCTTGAACAATATGCTGCCGAAAAGCTTAAAGTTAGTGATGCTGATGGCAACTATACAAATGTTAGTTAAACGTGGAGGAATGAACTATGACACGAAATGAAACAGAACGTAGTAATGCTACAAGGGAAGCTACAACAAGAGAAGAAGAATATTTCTTTGAGGAGCCAGATGCCCTCACAATACCAGACCTGGTACAAGCGAGATTTGACAATGAAGAAATGTCTTTACGTTGGATTCGCATATCTGTAAAAGGTGAAGATGACATCATGAATGTTGGTAAGAAACAACAGGAAGGATGGATATTCGTAACTCCTGATGAAGTACCCGAAATGGCTATTACATCCTTCGTAAGGGACGAAGGCCGATATCTTGGAGCAGTCTGTCGTGGAGACTTAGCATTGGCTAAGAAGCCAACTGTAAAGGTAAAGGCTAGGCAAAAGTTTTATGAGAATAAGGCTAATGAACAGATGGATGCAGTCAATGCACAACTCATGAAAAATTCTGATTCTCGTATGCCTATTAGTAATACAAGTAAATCTGTAACAACCAGAGGTCGCCAACCTTCTTTTCAAGATTGACGTATCTCTAATTTAATAAGGAGATGAACAAATGTCTACTACTAAAGCATTTCGTGGCTTCATCCCTGCTCGTAAAAAAGGCGGTGCCTATAATACGAATGCGGTAACCGATATGATTACCCTTACGTCTACAGGACAGGCACAATCGCCTTCTAATAGTATTTTCACAGGTGATCCGGTTGTTATGCCGGGAGCAAACTTTGCTACTATTTCACCTTATATTGCTGCCACTCTTAAACCTTCCGGGGTTTTCATGGGTTGTCAGTATGTGGAAAACGGGGAGCAAAAGTTCTCCCGGTATTGGCCGGGTGGGACGAGCGCCACGGACGTAAAATTCTTTGTAATAACTGATCCTGATCAGGTTTATTACATTCAGTGTTCTCTTACTTTGTCTGCTGCTGAAGCTGCTATAGTTAGAAATTATACGGCAACAGTAAGTTCGACGGCTTCTTCGGGAAATACCGTTACTGGACAGTCAAGCTATTATTTGCTGGCAGCGTCTGGTGCGGAAACTGAATTGGCTTGTCGGGTTCTTGGACGGGCGAAGTTTCCTGATGAGGGCAATAACGATGCATACCCAATCGTAGAGGTCTGGTTGAATACTCACCGTGATCGCTATGTGACGGCAACGGCATCTTCGGCATAGGAGGGATGAATCATGGCTATTAATAGAGCTAGTATTAGCAAAGAACTCCTTCCGGGCCTTAATGCTATTTTCGGAATGGAGTATGGAGAAGTTAACAATGAGTTGGCTCCTCTTTATGAAATTGAAAACTCAGATCGTGCTTTTGAAGAAGAAGTTCTTTTCACCAGCTTTGGCTCTGCGCCAACGAAGGGTGAGGGGGCTGCTGTTTCTTACGACGATGCACAGGAAAGCTACACGGCACGTTATACTGCTGAAACCGTAGCTTTGGCTTTTGCGGTTACTGAAGAAGCGATGGAAGACAATCTTTATGATACGTTTGCCAAGCTTCGTGCCAAAGGTCTTGCCCGTGCAATGGCGAATACCAAACAGGTAAAAGCTGCTAATGTCTTCAACAATGGGTTCTCTGATCTCATTGGTGATGGTGTGGCTTTCTTCGCTAGTACGCATCCAACTGTAGGTGATGGTAATCAGTCCAACTTAATTACTGCGTCTGATATGTCAGAAGCTACTCTTGAAACCGCTCTTACCAATGTTCAGAAGATCAAAGATGATCGTGGTATTCTGATTGGTGCAAGTGCTGTTTCTCTGCATATCCCAGTTGACTCTTGGGCGATTGCGGATCGTATTCTTTCTAGTCCTGGTAATACTCAAACGAGTCTTGCTGCGGCTAATCCGAATATGAACGCTATCAATGCCACCCGTCATATGGGTATGCTTCCTGAAGGTTATCATATTAACCGTCGATTCACGGATACGACTTCTTGGTTTGTCAAGACTGACGTACCCAATGGCACCAAGATGTTTGTGCGTACTCCGCTACAAACTAAGATGGAGCCTGATTTCGATACCGGTAATCTACGTTTCAAAGCCCGTGAGCGTTATAGCTTCGGTGTTTCTGATTGGCGTGGATGGTTTGGTAGTCAGGGATCGTAAGTACAATTGTGAGGGAGTAGCTTCGGCTACTCTCTTACTTTTAAAAAGGAATCGCTATGACAACTAATATTAAGGTAGCTATAGCTACTGGTGATGCTGTACTTACTTTTGTAGATGATGACAGTACGGTGGGCAGTAACGGAACGGCTGATGCAAATCTTCCATCTACATCTCGTATTCTTGCTATTCATGCGGTTGCTACTGCCGCTGGATCATATTCTATTAAAGGGCAAAGACAGATTACCAATAAAACGGCTGAAGGAACTGCCATTAAATTTCAGGTAGCGGCTAATGAAGCTACAGATATTTATATTGGAGAGTTAGGTGTTCCAGTGTATGGCATTGTTAGTGTATCTGGACCGACTGATGGTTGTGTGCTTACAGCTTTTGTAGGTTAGTATGGCTGAAACCCCACCAACGGCTGGCTCATATGCATATCTAAAGGCAGATATTATTCAAACATCTGAGAATGATTCTACTGAATTTGCAAGTGCATTCTCTTATTTTGTAGATAAGAGTGAGATACGTCTCCTCAAGGATTTAGATGATGTTGGATTAAATGAATATACTACCATTACACTAACCAAGGATAATCCTGTTGTTAGTTTAAATGATAGGGTTCATATTGTTCGCAATGTCAATTATACTACCAGTGTCTCTAGTATTAAAACTAATCTTCTACAAAGAACATATGAGTATGCTATTGACTACTGGCCTTATGCCAGTGCTTCTGTGGGTACTCCTCGTTACTATTCAAGAAAAACAAACTCTTCAATTTATATAGTACCTACTCCTGCAACGACATTATCAGGAGAAGTACAGACAGTTTCAAGACCTCTTCCATTATCATCTGCTACAGGAACTAGTGTTACCACACAAAACTATTTTAGTAATTATTGTTATGATGCTCTTTTTACTGGATGTATGATTGAGGCTACTATGTTTATGAAAGACTGGAACACACTTCCAGTTTGGGAAAATCGTTATCAGGGTGCTGTAATGGCACTAAGGAATCAGGCTAGAAGGACTAGACAGGATGACATGGCAGTTGCCGCCTCTCCTGCTGGTGGTCCTGATACCATAACACAGGGAGCAAGTTAAAATGGCACTACTAGGAAAATTTTTAGGAATAGCTACAGATAGATTAATTAAAAAATTTGCGGGAGAGCATGGAAAAAAAGCTGCCATAAAAAAATTTGGAAAAGAACGTGTAGATAAAGTTAAAATATCTAAAAAGAAAATAGGAAAACCTCCTAGCGGACGTGGATATGGAGGTGGTCAAGGTGATATAATTCCTAGTAAGCCCATGACTGGAAAACCTCACTTGCTGGCAAAAGATAAATATCCTTCTGATATTTCAGGAGTCTCTCCTCATGTACCAAAGGGACAAAGAGGTATGCGTAAAAAAGGTGGTAAAGTTATTACTTATAGAATGACAGGTGGTCAGGTAGTGGCTGCTGGTTATGATAAATAAGGAATAAGATAATGAATGATTTTTCAAAACAAGATACTAAGCTTTACAGAGGTTCTGTATTTCGTAAAGGTAAAGGATTACTGACTAAACAAGTAAAAGAGAGAAAGAAAGAGGCTAAGCAAAAAAGAGATGTACAGTTAAAAAAAATAAAATCTCAAACAAATTGGAAAGGAAATAGGGCGGATAAAATTAAAGAAGTTGATAATAAATATTATGATACTTTAGATAAAATTAAGTTAGATAAAGAACAATATGAGAA